TCATTTGGATTTGATACGTAGGTGTCAATCAAAAGTGAATACATAAGACTGTGGATGTTTTCCATTGCAAGTTGCATTCCGTAGAAGAATTTTGCTTCAGGGTATTGTACTTCACGGTAGAAATTTTCTGCAAGATTTTCGTTTACAATACCGTCAGATGCTGCAAAGAATGATAAAATATTTTTAACAAAGTATTGTTCATTCTCAGATAGATTTTCCCAGTCACGAATGTCACCAGATAAATCTACTTCTTCTGCCGTCCAAAATGCCGCTTGGTGCATTTTATAATATTCCCAAATGTCATTGTATTGTATCGGAAAAATCACGAACCGATTTGGATTTTCTACCAATATTTTTTCCATAATGTGTGCTCCTATTTTTAAATAATTATACTGTTTGTTGTTTCTTTCTGTCTAGAATTTCACGAATTCTATCTCTATTTTTTTGTTCCTTGTTTTCTTCGAACCCAAGCATTGTCATTGAACTTTCTGTGTCAATTACAAGTAGTTCGTTGTCGAATTTACAGTTCTCAAAGATTACCCCGTCTTTACCGATACGAGATTTTGTAATGGCAATTGTCGCAAGTTTAAGTTCCTTTTGTTGTAGAGTTTTCGCTACCGATATAATAACGTGACCTACTTGAGCCTTCTTAATTGAACCTCCCATTTGGTCTGTCGTTACAACTTCTGATGAAATTGAACTTCTGTTACCTTGTGTTGCCGTCCAACCGGCTATGTGTAATTCGTGACACATTGCTTCAAATGCTCTCATTACTGAACCCTCACTCTTCCATTCGTCATCCATCATTTTCTCAGGTGTAATACAATCAATGTAGTCCAAGATAATAACGTCAATCTTAATACCATCGGCAATCATCTTTCTGAGTTGGTTTTTAATCTGACCCATAGTCAAAGTATCTGATGGAAGTTTTTTCAAGATTAATCTGTTTTTCATTTTATCTTGAACCTCGGTTACTTTTTTCATAACCTCTTCTTTGTGTTCACCAAGAAGGTCAGGAGCGATTCCAGTCCAAAGGGTGAAGTGTTTTCTTTGAATAATCTTTGGGTTGTCCTCAAAAAATATTTGTAAAACGTTGAACCCCATATTGAAAGCGTGGTTTGCAATCTTTGTGGTCAAACTTGTTTTACCTACACCTGTGGGTGCAAGGATTACTCCAATTTCACCCTTTGCAAGTCCTCCCTTTAGAAGATTATCAATTCCAGGTATTCCCATTGGGATTGGGTGCCGATAATCTTCTTCGAGTACTTGAGATAGATTTTCAAAAACATCTCCAGTATCTTTCTCAATAACACCAACTTGTAGGGCTTCTCGAACCATTTCCTCAAGAGTGTCATAGTTCTCAAATTCACCCCCATCAATAATCTTCTGAGCCTTAGTCATTACCTTCTGAAGTTCTTGTTGTTTACAGAACTTGAGAGCCTTTTCTTGTACAAAAAGAGCGCCTTCATCAGATACATTTTTAATGTCATTAATTGTGTCAAGTACAATCTTCAACATCAATTCTTGAGTAATCTCAGACTTTACAATTTGGTGTAAAGTGTCATAGGTTGGAGCACAATCAAACTTTTTGTAGTACTCTTTAATCAGTTGGACAATCAATTTGTAGTACTTATTTTCAAAGTACCCTGGCTCTAAAACTTCTAAAATAGAGTGAGCGAAATTCTTATCAGATATTATCTGATTGATAAGTTGTTGTTGAAATGTGTTTCCTAAATAATCAAAATTTTTGTCAGCCATATTAGTCTTTTATTATTAAATATTACTAGACTAAGGAGTAACCCATCATTTCGTGAGTTAAATTTTTGGTTGAAAAAACTTCGGTTAATGTGGACAAAATACCTTTCAAATACGGACGAATATCAACAGTATATCTTACTTTTGGTGGGTAAGGTTTAGCATCAAAAGTGTAGTGACACATAATGTTTCCATTATATTTCAAGTACAAATTAAACACCTCTGGACCATCTGTGAAAGATGTATCAAGAACTTCAGGGTTCTCCATAATCTCATACTGATTGTCAGTCATGTAAGTAACCGTCTTCAGTTTCAAATGGCGTTTTAGTTGTTCTACAAACCCGTCCAAAACTTGCATCAACTCGGCTGAGTTTTTTGCCTTTGGGTTGTAGTCCTTTACGTTAAAATAACGTTGTACAATAAAGTTGTCGTTTACCGTCATAAGGAATTCCAACTTTGTTAAATCTACATTCTGTTCTTTCATAAGAATTTTTACTTTGTTTTTTTACTTTTTTCTTTTCTTGTTAACTTTAAAAATGGTGTAATAAAATATGTCCATGCATCGTCCGTTTTTGGTAAAAATTTAAAAATCCCATCATCCACCATAAATTTGATAAGGTTTTTATAACTTCTCCCATCTGTATCCATGTTCTCAGAAAAGATAAGTTTCACTTGTTCAATTGCATCTTCATTCAAAAGAGGGTTGGACAAATCCACAATCTTTTCATTAATCTCATAATACTCTTTTTCAAATATACCTGATTTTGTCTTACCAGTCAAAATATTTTTTAAAGTTTGGTTATCTTTTTGTTCTTTCAACAATTGTTCAGCCCTTTCAAGAATTTCTTGATATGTAACTTTTCTTTCCAAAACTTCAGGAAAAAATTTGACAAGTGTCTTCTCGCCAAGAGATTGAATCCCTTGTATATTATCTGATTTGTCTCCCATCATTATCTTCAATGTTAGAACATTTTCGTGGGGAAATTCAAAATCATTAAATTTAATTTTATCTCCATTTTCGTATGTTGTTCTAAGTGAAGGCGAATAAAGTGAAACTTTTTCAGAAATAAGCTGAGTTAAATCTTTGTCAGAAGAGAATATAAGTTTCTTTTCATTCTCAGATATTCTGCAATACTCAGCCATAAGGTCATCAGCTTCAATTCCTTGGATTTCAATTTGTCGGACATACATTTCCTCCAAGTATTGTTTTACTCTGTTTTTTTGGTATAGATATGACAGATAGATTGGTTCTTCAAAAGATAATTTTCTATTCTGTTTGTAACTTGGATATAGAATTTCTCTTTGCGACCTTGAGTCCTCCCCATCCCAAAACACAATTACTTTATCAAAGTTGTGTTCGTCAATAAATTTTCTAAGAGTGTTAATAAAATGGAAAAGACCTCCAATATGGTTTCCATTGTGGAAATAATCTTTCACACCATGGAAACCAATTTTAAACAGGTTATTACCGTCAACTAGGAGAGTCTTCTTCACAGATACAAAGATAATGAATTAATCTTCGTTTTCAATTACTTCTTCAGTTTCTTCAAGAATTATTTCACCAGTTCCTGAAAGTATTGCGTTCCAGTATTGTGAATAATCTTTCTTGTAACTTTCAAGTGCGTCTTTATCATCTGCAATATATCCTTGCGGAGTTGCAATGATTTTTCCGTCTTTATATCCAAGACCATTAATGTGGTTCTTTAACACAGAGATTTTAGTACGGATTGCGTAAGATACAGTTCGTCCATTTTTGGTTGCGGTAATGTGGTTAATACCAGCATTTTTCTGATTACCAAATAGGAACACAAGTGCTGATGCGAGCCACAGAGCTTCTCCACCTTTCGCTTTAATGGTTGGTTGTCCAAATGGATTGTCAGGAAGTTCCACCCAAGGTTGGTTAACAACAACAAGTGTATTGTAATATGGGTAATCTTCTTTCTTTGATTTTGTAATACGAGCGTGAATACCCATACCAATTTTGTCAGCAAGGACCGAAGCATTGTGTTGCTTTCCACCTTTACCATCAAAAGTCATTTTACAAGGAATCGAACCTACTGAGTCCCAAAGGAAACAAAGTGAGTGAGGAATATTTCCTTTCTCTTGTTCATCAAGGAGTTCATTAATATATTCAGTCACTTGTTCGATGTAGTCAAATGAGTCATTAAATAGGAAGTATCCGTCCCATTCCCCATCAACCATTTTAGCCTCAAGTCCAAGTTCAACCGCATGGTCCCAAGACCACTTCTTTTCAGTGATTATAAAAACAGGAAGGACACCTTTCTTTTGAGCATCTACCGCTGTTTTAACCAAGGCAGTCGTTTTTGAAGAGTTCGAGTGACCGAGAAACATGTTAATGTTACCCATAGCAGGACCGGGAATACCGCAGCTATTATGAAAAGCTTCACCGACCTCAAAAAACTGAGTATCCTTGTACTTAGTTTTGGTTGAGTACTTGTCTTTAATTGCATCTAAAGAGAATTCTTTTTTCTTTAATGCCATAATTAGTTGTATTTTACAATTTGTTGTAATGACTCACTTTTATCTTTTGCATTTGCATACTTTTCAACC